GGCCCCAGAGGATGAGGGTTTACCGCCCGAACCCAAGATGATGGTAAAGGACGGGAGTGCCGTGACATACCCTGCGTTTATCGAAGCCTTCATGGAAGCCAAGGAGCAAATCAATGGCTAAAACACCTGAGAAAGTCGTCAAGGATAAGGTCGTGTCCATCCTCAAGTCAGAGGAGGTCTACTACTTCTTCCCCGCAACGCACGGTTACGGACGCAGCGGCGTTCCTGATATCATAGCATGTGTAAACGGACACTTCCTCGCCATTGAGTGCAAGGCAGGCGGTGGCAAGCTGACTGCTTTGCAGGTGCGCGAGATTGAACACATCCGCCGCAGCGGTGGGGTGGCTGTCGTGGCCAACGAGGACAACTGGGATATGGTGCGCGACATCGTGCGCAAACTTAAGGGAACTATCATGGGAGAAGCGGCATGACACGCCGTATCATCGACTGGATTATAGCCCGATTGGCTGAAGGAAAAAAGGATTGCGACCAATGACCGACATATATGGAACTGACCCGATAGAGTTGTATCGGAGCGAAGACCCTGACACGAGCGCAGAAGCTGCACATAGTGTAGACACTACAAAGCTGGAGAAGATGGTGCATGAAGCCATCGAAGCGACAGGGCATAGCGGGTGTATCGCCGCAGACTTGCTGGCGAAGTTTCCCTACCTTCCATACTCAAGTGTGACCGCCCGTTTTTCTGCGTTGGAACGCAAGCGTTTTATCACATGTGGCCCTGACAAACGCACCGGCCCTTCCGGACGTAACCAACGGGTAATGCGCGCAGGTATATATAAGGTATCGCCATGCACGTAATCACAATCGACTTCGAGACCTACTACGACCGAAGCTACTCGCTGTCCAAGGTGACAACGGAGGAGTATATCCGCGATGAAATCTTTGAGGTTATCGGCGTATCAGTAAAGGTTGACTCCGGGGAAGCTCAATGGTTCAGCGGGACTAAGGCGAAGACCAAGGTGTGGCTTGACCAGTTTGACTGGGACAACGCTATCGCTGTGGCGCACAACGCTGTGTTCGATATGGCTATCCTTAACTGGCACTTCGACATCCGACCCAAGCGGATTGTGGACACGCTCTCCATGCTTCGCGCCATTGATGGGCCTGATGCGGGTAACAGCCTAGCCAAAGCAGCCGAACGCTACGGGCTGGGTAAGAAGGGCGATGAGGTTATCAACGCACTGGGTAAGATGCGCGTGGACTTCACGCCGGAGGAGATGGCTCGTTACGGCACATACTGCTGCAATGATGCGGACCTGACCTATGACCTGTTCCAGCGTATTGCTGTGGGCTTTCCGGCGGTTGAGTTCCGGTTGATTGACCTGACTATCCGTATGTTCACCGAGCCAGTGCTGACCATAAACAAGCAAGCCCTAGAGGAACACTTGGGCAGGGTGAAGCGCATGAAGAATGACCTACTGGGTAAGTCGCTCATCACTAAAGAGAACCTGATGTCCAACCCGCAGTTGGCCGAGACGCTACGCAGCTTAGGCGTCGAGCCGCCGATGAAGATTAGTCCCGCTACAGGCAAAGAGACCTATGCCTTTGCCAAGACCGACGAAGAGTTTAAGGCATTACTGGAGCATAAGAACGCCGTGGTGCAAGCCATTGTGGCTGCGCGGCTAGGCGTTAAGTCTACGTTGGAAGAGACACGCACCGAGCGGTTCATTAAGATTGCAGACCGAGGGACATTACCCGTCCCCTTACGCTATTATGCTGCGCATACCGGACGCTGGGGTGGTGACGACAAGGTTAATCTTCAGAACCTACCGCGCAAGTCGCCATTGAAGAAGGCCATGCTGGCACCAGAGGGTTATACCTTTATCGACTGCGATAGCAGCCAGATTGAAGCGCGGACCTTGGCTTGGCTGGCTGGACAGGATGACCTTGTCGCTGCGTTTGACCAAGGTGAGGACGTCTATAAGATTATGGCAAGCTCCATCTACGGTGTGCCTGTCGATGAGGTGACGGATGACCAGCGGTTCGTGGGTAAGACCACCATCCTTGGCTGTGGTTATGGGATGGGTGCGGTTAAGTTCCAAGCGCAGCTAAAGACCTTTGGTTTTGATATGCACGCGGATGAATGTAAACGTATTATTAGCGTATACAGAGAGACCTATCCCATGATCCCACTTCTATGGCGTCAGACTGGGGAGGCACTGGAGGCTATAGCCAACAACCAGACAGCACCGATAGGTCTGGACGGTGTGCTGACGGTGTGCGGAGCGGACGGTATCAAGCTGCCTAATGGGCTGAGCCTTAAATACCCGAACCTGCGTTACATAATGCGCGATGGTAAGTCCGAGATGGTCTACGACCAGAAGAAGGGCCGCGCAGTTATACCAACCCGCATCTATGGCGGGAAGGCTGTCGAGAATATCTGTCAAGCCCTAGCCCGTATCATTATCGGGGAACAGATGTTGATGGTTGCACGACGCCTGCGCGTGGTGATGACTGTCCATGACGCAGTAGGAGCAATCGCCCCTACTGAAAAAGCAGAGGAGGCACAGCGGTTCGTTGAGTCCTGTATGCGTATACGCCCGAAGTGGGCAACGGCACTGCCGCTAAACTGTGAAAGCAAGAAAGGAGCAAGCTATGGCGGGTGAGCCACATGATGTAGTCAAACTACTGGTCGCACGGATGGAGAGCCATCCCGAAGAGTTTAGGATTGGGGAAGGGATATTCCACCAACGCTGGTCCCACCACATAGACATAATACAGGACCACGGAAGCGAGGCTGACAAGGCTGCGATAACCGTGAAGCTGCGGGGTATCTTAATGGACGAACTCCACGGAGAGGTACTGGATGAACTACTTAACGGCCCCGAACGCCGCCGCACGGAACGGGAAGAGTATGAGTATGAGCGTAACCTGTCCAAGTCACTCACGCTTACGAAACAAGCTTACGACTATGACCTCGATAAGATGGTCGGTGTCGGTACGAAGTCACCAAGTACGAAGCTAGATGTTTCATCTGGCGTACTCAATTCAATAAGGAAGGTATTAAAATGAGCGAGTACCAATACACAAAAGACTGGTTCAACTGGGCACCGGAAGTCTGGACGCAGCTTATCCCTATGCTACCTGCGCGGCAGAACTTCCTTGAAATCGGTTCGTTCGAAGGGCGTAGCACCGTCTGGATTGCTGAGAATATGATTTCTGGCGAAACCCCTGCGGATATTTACTGTATCGACACATGGATGGGCGGCGAAGAACACGGCGAAGAGAACATGAGCGAGGTGGAGAAGCGGTTTGACCACAATACCAACATCGCAGAGGAAGAAAACGTAGTCTACATACACAAACTTAAAGGTACATCTACCCAGCACCTTGCGCACTGGTTGGTGGAAACCCCCGAAGACCACGCATATTTCGACTTCATCTACATCGACGGAAGCCATGTAGCTAAGGATGTGCTAACCGATGCGTGTATGGCTTGGCCGTTGCTCAAGCTTGAAGGTTTGATGGTGTTTGATGATTATATGTGGGGCAACCCCCGCGATGCGCTGCACCGCCCTAAGATTGCAATCGACGCTTTCACCAACATCTTTGGCGAGACAGCAGAGATTGTCCACGTTGGATATCAATTAGTAGTACGTAAGAAAGGATAAGATTATGTTCGACCCATTAAGTTTTACCGTTGGGTTTTTTATTGGCGGTTCCCTCGCTGCCGTTGCCGCTACCATCGTAAACACAATCCGTATCCACCAGTTACGGGATGAAAATACCCGCCTGTCACGGGAACTTCTTAAACTTGGTACACGCCGGACAAACCAAGGGACTTCCAGACGTAGCGAAGTCGAACTGTTCACCAAGGAAAAATAATGCCTAAACGAGTATGGACACCTGAGAAAGACGCACAGTTACTGGAGTATTATCAGCATGGCCTAAGGCCAGCGTATATGGCGGAGCAAATGGGCCTAACGGTTGCTGCCGTGGAGTGTCGATACAGAAGATTAAAGAAAGAACAGAGCAATGACCAAAGAGAAACGTCCTAAGATTATGATTGCCACCCCCATGTACGGGGGCATGTGCACGGGCATGTATGTGATGGGTTTGCTCAACACTATGGCTACGATGCGTGAACTAGGTGTCGAGGTACGCTGGGCACACATGACGAACGAGAGTTTAATTACGCGAGCACGTAACGAGCTTGCTCGTACTTTCTTAGCAACAGACTGTGACTACCTAATGTTCATCGACGCCGACATCGGTTTCGACGGGCAGGCTATCGCTCACCTGTTGGCCGTGGACGATGACATCGTGTGCGGTATCTACCCTAAGAAAGAAGTGAACTGGGATAGCGTCAAACGCGCAGCCGCCGCTGGCAAAGAAGACCTTGAAGACCATGCAGGTGCGTTCGTGTTCAACATGGTGGATGAAGCACATGTCGAGACTGACGAGCGCGGTACAATAGAAGTGCGGCATGGTGGTACAGGCTTTATGCTTATCAGGCGGGGGGTGTTCGACCACCTTGCGCCACATGTGCCGACCTACCGGACATCCTCATTCATCAAACCAGATGGTGAGTACGACAAGCCACTGACGCACGAGTTTTTCGCTACCAGCATTGACCATACTGGCGCACTGCTATCGGAGGACTACCACTTTTGCGAACTGTTTCGCAAGCACGGGGGGAAGATATACGCCCACCCCTTCGTGAAGTTGGACCATGTTGGGACCTACGTCTACAACGGGGACATTTTGAAATCGGGCGGGAACCTAAAGTAAGGAGCAAACGAAATGAATAAGACAGCTAAAGCAAAGGCAATCATGAAACTACTAAAGCAGGGCTACTCGCCTAGGGAAGTTACCCAGCGTATGGATGCAAGCTACAACTACGCATGGAAGCTGAAGAAACTGATGGAAGCGGGAGTAGAAGCTGAGGTGGAACCTAAGACAACCATACTTAGCGTAGACACGAACGTATACCCTAACATAACCCCGGAGTTTGCCTTCTCCCTGTCGCAGGGTAGGCAGAAGCGCCGCGAGGAAGCTATTAAGGCCGAAGCCGGTGAGTATGTCGTAGTCGAGGGGGCCAAGTCTGCCCAAGAGGTGGACGCAATCCTTAATGCCCGTGCTTCCACTTACGGTAGCTTCATTAACGTAGCGCTTTTTGCGCAGGATATGAAAGAAGTCATCCGTAGCGCCCTAGACGAACAAAATGTAACCCTACAAGCAGACCATCAGGAAGCACTTGATATGATAGCGAGTAAGATTGCGCGTATCATCACCGGCGACTCACACTATATAGATAGCTGGCTAGACATTGCCGGATATGCTACGTTGGTGGCCGACCGTCTCCAAGGGAAAATCAGATAACATGACAGCGTGGTCCTATAGCAGCATCAAGACCTTCGACCAATGTCCGAAGAAGTATTACCACCTTAAGGTGGCGAAGGACGTCAAGGATATTCCGGGGGAAGCTGCTGACTATGGGACCGCAGTCCATGAAGCTGCCGAGTTGTTCATCAAGGATGGCACACCTATCCCTGAGAAGTTTGCCTACATGCGACCCATCGTGGAACCACTGGCTGCGAAGCAGGGCACGAAGCACACCGAGTTACGGCTAGGTGTCGCCAAGACGGATACTGGCTACGAGCCTACCACCTTCTTCGCTAAGGATGTGTGGTGGCGCGGCATCGTCGATTTGCTAATCGTGGATGGCCACACGGCTTTCATGATTGACTACAAGACAGGTAAGAGCGCCAAGTACGCGGACATGAAGCAGCTTGACCTTATGGCGGGGGCAATCTTCGTACACTTCCCAGAGGTGCAGAAGATTAAGTCGGCGCTGGCCTTCGTGGTTAGCAACGAGTTCCCTAAGAAGGTACACGTACGGGAGAAGCTGGACCAATACTTCTCCGTGTTCGATGACCAGTTAGACCAGTTGGATGCCGCCATTGGGAACGGTGTATGGAATGCCAAGACAAGCCCTTTATGCGGGTGGTGTCCTGTGGTAAGTTGCGAACATTACAAACCCCCACGGAGGCGGTGATGGCCAGAGATTACAAGGCAGAGTACGCGAAGTACCAAGGTACAGCGGAGCAGAAGAAGAACCGCGCTGCGCGTAACGCTGCCCGTGCCAAGATGATGAAGGCTGGCAAAGTCAGCAAGGGCGACGGTAAAGACGTTGCTCACGTAAAGGCATTCGATAAGGGCGGTAATAACAAGACCGGACTGCGCGTCGAGAGCGCATCGGCCAACCGCTCATTCAAGCGCGACAGCAAGCGCAACCTAGTGTCGGAAACCAGCACACGGGAACGCAAGAAAAAGAAGTAACCCCCCGCAAGGAGCAAACTGTGGAAATCATCGAGAATAAGGCGTTGCTCATCAACGCTCAGGACCCGTCTGCCATCACGGACCATATACATAAGAGCGCCGCCGTTAAGGAAGGCGTCCTTGTCAAATGGGGACACACCGAAGCTGAGATACTAACAGACCTTGGCTTTGATAATGTCCCCTCACCTATCCTAAAGTCCTACGAATGGACGGGTAAGTTCAAGCCGTTCGACCACCAGAAAACCACAGCGTCATTCCTATCGCTGCGTAGGCGCGCCTTCTGCTTCAACGAGCAGGGCACAGGCAAGACCGCCAGTGTTATCTGGGCAGCAGACTATCTTATGAAGCGTGGCATCGTGAAGCGCGTCCTTGTCCTTTGTCCGCTATCCATCATGAAGTCCGCATGGCAGCAGGACCTGTTTAAGTTCGCCATGCACCGTTCGTGCAGCGTGGCACATGGGGCGGCTAAGCAGCGTGAGAAGATCATCAACGCAGGTTCCGACTTCGTCATCATAAATTTCGATGGTGTGGCCGTAGTCAAGGACGCCATCGCCAAGGGTGGCTTCGACCTTATCGTGATTGACGAAGCTAACGCGTACAAGAACCCCATGACCAACCGCTGGAAAATCCTAGACCGGATTGTGCGTGAGACTAATCCCCGGATGTGGATGCTTACTGGTACGCCAGCAGCACAAAGCCCTATCGATGCTTACGGGCTGGCCCGTATGGCAGGAGGGCCGGGATGTCCGAAGTATTACGGCGCGTTCCGCGACAGCGTGATGATGAAGGTGACCCAGTTCAAATGGGCACCGAGGCCCAGTGCGGACGCCATCGTCCATAAAGTTTTACAACCGGCTATCCGGTTCGAGAAGAAGGACTGTCTCGACCTACCGTCTGTAACCCACATCGAACGCGAAGCGCCGCTCACCCCGCAGCAGCGCAAGTTCTACGCCCAGCTTAAAAACCAGATGTTGTTCGAAGCCCAAGGTGAAGAGGTCAGCGCGGTAAACGCAGCGACCAAGCTCAACAAGCTGCTTCAGATTAGCGGGGGTGCAGTCTACACGGATACTGGAGAAGTCCTAGAGTTCGACGTATCCAACCGCCTTAAGGTGGTGTTGGAAGTCATTGAGGAAGCCAGCAACAAAGTGCTGGTCTTCGTGCCGTTCACCCATACCATTGAGCTACTACGTGCCTTGATGGACAAGGAGAAGATAACCTGCGACGTCATCAATGGTAAGGTTCCGGTCAACAAGCGCACAGAGATTGTGAACCGCTTCCAGACAGACCCGAACCCCCGTGTCCTGCTTATCCAGCCTAAGGCTGCATCGCATGGACTTACTCTTACGGCAGCGGATACCATTATCTGGTACGCGCCTACGACGAGCGTGGAAACCTACCTACAGGCAAACGCCCGTATCGACCGTGCAGGACAGAAGAACGCCATGACCATTGTGCATATCAAAGGAAGCCCAGTGGAAGAGCGGCTGTACTCTATGCTGCAAGGCAACATTGCAAACCACCTAAAAATTATCGACCTATACAATCAAGAACTTGACATTGTATAACGTAAGGAATAGGAGGGGTTTGTAGCAACGACTACCTAAGGAGCAAACTATGGAAGAAGCAATACCTATTGAAACCCTTGTGGCTGCGTATCGTAAACTACGCGCTGCCATAACGACAGAGGAAGAGGCACACGAAGCCCGTGTGTCTGGTCTCAAAGAGAAGCTGGAGCTTGTATCATCCGAGCTTCTGAAGTTCTGTAACGAGCAAAATCTTGATAGCGTCAAGACACCATCGGGCACCGTGTCCCGCCGTGTTCAGACCCGCTACTGGACCACGGACTGGGAACGTATGTACCAGTTCATCGCTGAACATGATGCGGCTTTTATACTTGAGAAGCGCATTCATAACGGTAACATGAAGCAGTTCATGGAGGAAAATCCGGACATCCTCCCTATCGGCCTACAGACCGATAATAAGTACGTAATCCAAGTCCGCAAACCCACAGAAAAGTGAGAATACCTATGAGCAACATTACAATCTTCGAAGAGCAGAGCGATGTCCCCACCGTACGCCGTGAGTCGCGTCGTATGGACCGTATGTCCAATGGCAGCGGTAGCAGCATGCGCCGTATCCAGCTTAGCAATGGCCGCGTCTTCAAGCGCGTAGTTAACGGTGAGCAGATTGGTAAGTCTGTCAGCAACCAACTCGACGTCATCGTCGTTGACTGGCTCATGGAACCATCGCGTAAGTTCTACGCGGCTGCGTACGACAAGGACGCAAAAGCAACGCTACCTGACTGCTGGTCGAACGATGGCATTACCCCAGAAGCAACTGCCAAGGGTAAGCAATCCGCTTCCTGCGCTGTCTGCCCTAAGAACGTGAAGGGTTCCGGCTCCAACGGTAAGGGTAAGGCTTGTCGTTACGAACGCCGCCTCGCCGCTCTTGTTGCTGGTGACCCATCAGGTGACGTATACCAAATCGCAGTTCCCGGCGCTTCGCTGTTTAGTGCCAACGACGGTAGCATCTATGGCTTCGAGGGCTACAAGAAGTTCCTCCTCGCCAATGGCGAAGGTCTGGATACGGTTGTCACGCGCATCATCTATGATGCCGAAGCAGATACCGCCAAGGTAGGCTTCAAGGCTATCCGTCACTTGACCCCGATTGAGTCCGATTTGGTTGACGCAGCGCAGGATGACCCAGCGACTGAGAAGTACACCATGTTGTCGGTTGCTGCCGTTAGCGGTGCTCCTGCCCTTTCTGCTCCTACTAAAGCAGCAGCTATCGCTCCTCCGCCCGCTCAGCCTCCTGTCAATCCGTTTGGTGATGACGACGAGGACGAAGAGGAAGTCGTGCAAGCTGCGCCTGCAAAGCGCGCCAGTAAGCCTAAGGCTACTGTGACTGAAGTGAAGCCCGAACTGGCATCCGTGCTGGGTGAGTGGCTTGATAACGATGACGAGGATTGATTTATGCAAGGCTATAGCATCCGTATAGCCGAAGCGATAAAAAGCGCTGACGGTAATCTTCTTGGTGTCCAACTCGGACGTTTATGCCTCGAACGCGACATCCCTGTCGCAGAGATAGCATCCACCTTGAGGGTTACCCGTCAGACAATTTACGGTTGGTTCAGTGGGACTACGTCGCCCCGCCCTTCTCACGAAAGTGAGATTAGGGTGTGGATGGATAAAATTCACGACCGTACATAATAATCGTCGGCACAACTAATAATATGGCGGGTATACCCCGCGACGGTGAGTGATGTAATGCAGCAACCAGACCTCCTAGACCTCGTGCAGCCAGCCTCAGGCTGGTTTGCAATCGTAGGTATCAAAGGGCCAAAGGACGTCAGACAGGAGCTTGTAGCCACACGCGAGGAAGCAGATGAGTGCATCCAGACGTTTATGCAGCAGCAACGTAATGTGTTCTTTGGCGTAGCTAAATATGAGACCGGCGCAAACCGGACGAAGGAAAACGTAAAAGCCCTAAAGGCATTCTGGTTAGACATCGACTGCGGCCCTAGCAAAGCCGAAATCAATGCGGAAACTGGTAGGCCGGACGGGTACATAGACCAACAAACTGGGTTAGGGGCGCTTCGCACTTTCTGCGGATCAGTGGGTCTTCCTCCCCCTACGCTAGTAAACTCAGGAGGGGGCATCCATGCCTACTGGCCTCTTGAGGAAGAAGTATCCCGTCGAGACTGGGAGCCTGTGGCAGAGCGCATTAAGGAAGTGTGCCGCACCCAGAACTTCTACGTGGATGACAAGGTGTTTGAAGCGGCGCGTATCTTGCGTGTGCCCAATACCTTTAACTATAAGCAGGAAGAGCCGCGTCCGGTCGAGTTTATCCATGTCGGTAAGCCTATCTCCTTTGAGGAAATGCGCTCCATCTTTGGGGTCAAGACGAAGCCGACAATCTTTGACGATGACTACCAGCCATCGCCACGGGAACTGGCACGGCACAATGGTATCGGCTTCAACTTCAAGCAAATCATGCAGCGTACGGCTAAGGGGGATGGGTGTAACCAGCTTCTACATGCCTATAAGAACCAAGCTACCATTGGCTACTATGAGTGGTTCTATGCGCTGTCCGTGGCGGCTATGTGTGAGGATGCTGACACAGCAGTCCACATGATGTCGAAGGGTCACCCAGACTATGAGCCGGATACCATAGACAAGAAGGTAGCTACCATCCGAAAGGCGACTAGCTGCGCTAAATTCAAGAGCGTCAACCCAGAGCTATGCGAGGGCTGTCCGCATCTTGGTACTATCATGGGGCCTAAGGACCTCGGCAAAAAAGCACGTGAAGCCGAAGAAGACCACGTTGTGGTCGAAACAATCAACGGCGTAACCGAAAGCCACGTGATATCGAAGTACCCCTTCCCGTTCTACCGTGGCGAAGGCGGCGGTATCTGGAAGAAGCCACCTAAGGATGCCGAAGAAGCAGAGCCTACGTTGGTCTACGAGTTCGATTTGTACCCGACCAAGATTATGGACGACAGCATCGACGGTAACGTCGTGATGTTCCGGCTACATCTACCGCACAACAACACCAAAGAGTTCCACATACCCCTGTTCAAAATCACCAGCCCCGAAGAGCTTCGCAAAGCGCTCTCGTCTAAAGGTGTCATTTGCATGGGGAAGAAATTTACCCATCTGATGGAGTTCATCTCGCTGATGATGAAAGACATTCAATACCGCGACAAGGAGCAAATCATGCGTCAACAATTTGGCTGGGCCGACAACGGCAGCAAGTTTATCATAGGCAGTCAGGAAATCCATATCGATGGTGTGGCTCATTCGCCGCCATCAAAGACAACACGCCCACTGGCTAAATTCATGGGGCCAGTAGGGTCGCTCGAAGAGTGGAAGAAAATCTGGGCACTTTATGACACGCCGGGAATGGAACCCCACGCCTTTGCGGCGCTCAGCGCCTTTGGGTCACCGCTGCTGCGGTTCCTCGACCAGACAGGGGCGGTCATCAACCTGTTCAACGCTAACTCCGGAACTGGTAAGACCACCATCCTTAATATGGTGAATAGCGTCTACGGCCACCCCAAGGAACTGCGCTTGAAGCAGAACGACACGCTCAATGGGCGTTTGCAGTGGGTGGGTATTCTCAACAATATCCCGCCGACGATGGACGAACTGACCAACATGACCCCGATAGAATATTCCGAGTTCCTGTACGCCTTGTCTAACGGTAAGGGTAAGGAGCGTATGCAGGCTGGTACCAACGAGCTTCGTGAGAACAACACCACGTGGCAGTCAATTAGTGTATCTACATCAAATGCCTCGTTTGCGGAAAAGCTGTCGGTCATCAAGAACAATCCAGAAGGCGAACTGATGCGCCTGATTGAGTACCCAATCAACAAGGTCGCGGGGCTTAACACCACGGAAGCCAAGCAGATGTTCGACCGTGATTTATTCAAGAACTACGGCCACGCCGGTCCTATCTATATACGTTATGTGCTTGAGAATATGGAGCGCACCCAGCGCATGGCTGACGCTTTGCAGCTTAAGATTGACCGCGAACTCCAGCTTGAACCTAAGGAGCGCTTCTGGTCTGCGACTGTCGCCAGCAATATAGCAGGTGGTTTAACGGCTACCAACTGCGGCCTCATGGATTGGGATATGGACCGTATCTACCACTACTCCTGCGGGATGATTAACGACCTACGTAGGAACATTATAGCTCCCGTGGACAGCGTACGTCAGGTTGTTGCTGACTATCTGTACCGCCACATGCAGCACATCCTTGTGGTTAATGGTGAAGCTGACAGGCGGACCAATATGCAAGCGCTGCCAAAGCGCGAACCACGCGGTGAGTTGCTGGTGCGGATTGAGCCAGATACCAAGCGCATGTACATCATCGCTAAGTCGTTCAAGGACTACTGCGTGAAGTTCCAGATTAACTACAACGACACGATTGCCAAGCTGGAGACGGAAGGACGCCTCATCAAGAAGGGTGGTGTCCGCTTGTCCAAGGGAACTGCGGTGAGCGGTGACCCAATCCACTGCCTGTGGTTCAAGGTTGATGACGACGATTTCGTGGATACTTCGCAATACGAAGAGACTGAAAAGGTCGATGTTGATTGAGGGCGTAACCTATGAATTAAACTGGCGGAGGTTCAAAAAGGGGACCTCCGTTTTCTTCCCGTGCCTCGACTACGCCCGTGCCAAAGCACAACTGCTAGTGGTCACCAACCGTCTGAAGGTCAAGGTGTTGATATATATGACCATAGAAGATGGGATAAGGGGTTTACGAGTCTGGCGAATGTGAGTATACAGGCTGCGGAAGTTTGCTCCTTCCTCCATTACATCACTCAAAGCCCCCAGTCGTTCGCGGTTGGGGGCTTTTTTATTCGCCCTTCTTAGCTGCGTTATAGACAGCGTTAAACGCGCTATAATACTTGTTTTTCTCAGCGCGGTAATGGTCGAGAACCGCCTGTTTTTCCTTACCGGACATGTCCGGATTGAGCCTGAAGGTTTCTTTCTGGTCTTTACCGATACGGTCGAGGCTGGCTTCCACAGCTTTGTACGCTTCTATGACGCGGGGGTCAGTATCCAAGAAGTACCGCTCACCTTGTGCCATTTGCTGCTCTGGCGTCAATTTGCTCAGGCGGTTCATGATCTGGCGTGTGGTTTCGGTGTTTTCGAAGTACTTGGTCTGTGGTGCATACTGCGCGCCAGTACCAACAAAGCTTTTAATGCCCGGGACGTCCGACATACCCTCGGCTTCCTTGAGGCCCACCATCTGCTTTGCCAACTGGTAAGGCCCACCGAAGTAGCTCTCAATGAAGTAGCGATACACTTCAGGCTGGAAATCCACAGTGCCGCTGACAGCTTCCGAACCACCCGTAGCGTAGTTGACAGCCTTGGCGACTTCCTTCCACGGCTCGGCAGTACTAGGACGGCCAAGCTCGGATTTAGGCGCACCGCCGGGAAACGACTCGGTATAGATAGGCGACCCGAAGAAGTTTTTGTTGAACGCGGCGTTGACAAACGGCTTACCCACCAGTGGCGTAATAGCACCAGCAAAGCTGGAAAGGTCACCGCTTGGGATGCGCAGCGGAGACATCAAGCTGAAGAAGCCGGGTACGAGACCCTTGGTTGCCTCTCCTGTTGTACTGGCACCAGCCATTACGTCGCCAATCTTATTCCCGAAGAACTTAAAGTAGCCCAACATCTGGCCGATTGGCACCTTGATGTAGTCGTCTGGGCCGCTACCGTAATACAACGTAGCGCGAGACATACGCAGGCTAGCACCTTGGTCGAGGTCAAGATAATCTTCCTGCCCGTCATCGTCGCTGTCGCCACTCTGCATGGCATTCCACACAGACTCCATCGCACCATAGGCGATAAGACCACCGATGATTTTCACCGCAGTCCTAGGGTTCGACAGAATACGTAGCGTCTTACGGCTACCTTCGACACTGGCACCGAAGAACGGAATGACAAGGTCGATGCCACGCGCCATCTCACCGCGACGGGTAAGGTTCAGCGACGAGTCAAGCGCAAGGTCAGCGGCAGCAGTTCCGTTTATACCTAAGTCAGTAGCAGCACGATACGTAGCAAAACGTGCAGCCATATCCATGATGTCGGCAAGCCCGTCAACCCAAGTGTTCAGACCAGTTAATAGGCTTCCTGCGCGGGCTTTAGGGTCCATACCGTCCAAACCACGTAGCTGCTTGATTGCCTTGTTGGCGGCATCAGCCTTTTCCTGCGTATTGAGGAAGCGCGTCTGTAGCGGTGTACCACCGTCACGTATCATGGCTTCGAGAAGCCTGCCCGTCTCATTGTTCATAGCCCTCTTGCTGAACACGAAGCGGCCAATGGTACTCCATGTGGTTGGGTTGATGGCGTAAAAGAACGTCTTAGCTGCCAGATTTTTACCGAAGGCGGCGTCACCCTTGGTATTCTGGCGGAGCATGGCTGTAGCAACCGCATCCGAAACGTCGCGGAACGGAGCCACAAACGTTAGATACAGCGGGTTCTTATATGTCAGCATACCCTTGAGGAAGTTGTTGACGTTAGCAAGCTGCTGCATCGCGCCTTCCATATCCTTAGGGTTCATGTTGGCGAACATACGGTTTAGGTCAGCACCTACGCCCTTGTCATTAAACTCAATATAGTGTGCGACACCGTCATCCTTGACGAGATAATACTTACTCTGGTTGCCGTAGTATTCCTGCTTCATGTCCACAGGCTCGAAGCGCCCACCGGGAATGTCCCGACCCATCATAACCTTCTTGGGGTTTGCGTCGGTGTAGACGTTCATGATACCTTCGAAAGCACTAGGGTTTGCCTGAAACGTCTTGAGTACCGGCTTGATGGCTTCATTGGTGATGTTGCGACGCACCGCCTGCTCTGCATCTTGGAACAGATTAAATAGCGGATGGAAAGGCATGGACCCACGACCGAACGCCTTACGGTATTCGTTGATACTACCAGTAGGTACGGAGGTGCGAAGCGCTCGCGCAGCTTCAGCGCGGCGGTCAGGACTATGGGCATCTTCACCAATATCCGCTGTCAGCATGTCCCCGTTGGAGGCAAAGCCTTTAAGCGGCATATAGTATGGCTGTGTCTCACGTAGCTGCGTGGCTTCCTCTGTGGTCATAAGGCCAGCCCTGACCTTCTCGTTGAGTGTGAAGTCCACAATGGCGTCAGCCTTACGCGCAAGCTGGTTCAACTTGGGCAGCAATCCTTCATCCCTAAACCTCTGCATGGTCTCTGCTGCTTGCGCAGTAGTGAGACCCGAACCACCTTCAGGAAAGTCTACGTTCTGTTCAGCCACAATACGGTTGCGATCCGCAGCACCGCGTGCCCACAGGTACATACCTAGGTCGCCTATATCTACCTTAAGCTTAGCCGCAGTCTCTACGATAGGGTTGAAATAATTGCGCTGGAGGAGTCGTTCTTGACCTGCCTGCTTAGATGCTGCCATCTTCAGCTTGCTTTCGGTCCCCAGCTGCTCTGGTAACACTTCGTAACCGAGGGTGCTTTTCGCCCACGCGTCTAGCGGCCCAGACATTCCGAACTTATCAACCAGATTTACCATCCAGTTTGGCGCAGGCTTAAGCTCGGATACTTGTCCTGCTTGCGTAGGAGCAGGGATTTCTTCTGTCCGGGCTAATGTATCAGGCTGCGCATCTGGGCTGACCGAAGGAGAAACAGGAGGTACACTATCGACTCCCACTGTTTCTGAGTCAGGTTGTTCAACTCTTCCGGCAGTATCTCCGGTAGGTCCCGGTTCTCTACTAGGCGGAACGCTTGTTCCAAGCTCGTCACCGATAGGTGCTGTAGCTGCTCCAACTCCTCCTGCATCCGTCTCTCCCTCCTGCGCCGCTGGCGCAGCTTCTTCCACCGGTGCTGCTGGCGCAGCTTCTTCCACCGGTGCTGCTGGCGCAGCTTCTTCCACCATGAGCTTCGCTTCACCCAAAGCCCTCACCAGTGGGTCAGCCGTGTCTTCGGGAAACTGCCCTGCGGCAATCTGGTCTTCTTGGCTAACTATGTAAGCGCGTGTTTCAGCCAGACTTTCTGGAGTGTTAATCGATAGGTCGTTGGATACACGACGTTCGAGCGCCTCAATGGCTGCGGTCGCCCCACGGGAGAGATCAGTACCAGCGACATCAGTTAGTCGGGCTAGGACATCTTCACGTTCGACCGGGGTGGTAGGGGTGATATTAGGCTCAGGAGCCTCTGGCTCAACTTCCTCTTCGGGGGCAGCTTCTCTATTGCGTGAGGATATAGCACCGAAGACACCACCAACACTACCACCAAGAAGCAGCGCGCCGATTGCAGCCTGCCCGTATTCACTCTGAGCTTCTTTGTCTGTTAGCGACATACCCGCCTGCCAACGCTCAAGTCCCTGCTGCGCAACTTCTTGCGGGACTTCAAAGGCTACGCCCTTGCCGACGCCATATGCGATACCCTTGGCGAACTTAATCGTACCGTTCTCTGCTGCGTCAGCCAGAACTTCCCCGGCATTTTGCGCAGCCCTACCACCAGCGTTACCCAGTAGAGGACGCATGAATGGGAAGGCTTTGGCGATACCAGAGAAGACCCGACCACCAGCCAAATCAAGCGCGGTCTGCCCGGTAGCTGCTAAGATAGCTTTACCTACCGAAGTATCCTCAGGCTTTTTACCCTCCGCTATAGCTCGTTCTTGTTCCTGTGCCTGACGTAGAAGGTTTTGGGATGTGTACTGGGCACCCGAAACTGCGCTTGCCGCAGCGAGACCAGTTACAGGGGTAGCTAAAGACCCGACAAGACCCGCAGCAACTGGGGCTGCAAGTTGACCCAACGATCCGCCTGCCAACTGTTTAAACGCTTCAAAGTTCTCACCTTCACCGAAGCCAACCTGCCGATACTTGGACTCACCAGCCTTGATAAGCGCACGGCGAGTTTCGTCGTTCTGGTTTGCTGCGTACGCAGCAGCCTCATCAGCTAGACCAGAAGTCTGGGCACCCTCGAACAGAGAACCAAAAAAGCCAGCATTTTCCTTCTTAGGTACGCCTGCCTGTGGCGCACGTTTAAGGATTTCGGCTTGCACCGCTTTAGCGTCGAGTCCCGCTGGGCCGGTAATCTGGTAGGTATTACCATCCTTACCAGTCATTTGATATATGGGCATAGGGCCTCGCTATTGCATAGTACCGACGTTTATCACTTGTGGGTTCGCACCGCCACCCTTACGACCAAGCGCCGCAACTTCTTCGGGTGACATACCCGTCGTTGACGCAGCCGGAGCATATGTTTGTTTAAGTTTAAGGTATGCTTCAAGTGCTTGCGTAGGCGTAAGTTTGGGATTTTCTTCGAGGAAGTAGTTAACGCCGCTCTCCAAGTCGCTCATATTCGGGTGCTTAGCCTTATAGTCCTCAATATCTAACTGACGCGTTTTGATATCTTTGTCCTGTGCAAGCGAGTCTCGTTCAAGCTGCAACTTCTCGCCGGATAGCTTCTCACCAAGTTGTAGCTGTTGGATTTTAAGGGCCATGTCAAACCGCTCCATAGCGTCCTTGCGGTTCTTAGCACCGTTGGCAACCATAAGGTTAAGCGCTTTATCCTTAAGCTGTTTGCGTTCTTTCTTATCAGCAACGTAATTACCAAACTCCGCTTCCGCAGATTTGAAAAAGGCCGAAGCTAGATCAGGAGCATCGGAAGCTGCCGTTTTAAACCCGACAGCCGCTAGCGTTCTCCATATAGAGTCCTGAGCTTCCTTGGCTGCATACTCAGGCGAGGCCATTTCCTTGGCTCGGGCGGTTAGCGCTTCGTCGTTGGCTTTTTCTTCGGCGGTCTTACCAAAACGACGTTCGACATAATCGGTGATGTCGCCAAGGTTAGAGGTAAAGCCTTCAGCCGTACGAGTGTTGCGCTCTGGTACTTCTGCTCCGCTGAACTTACGCGCATAGTCACGGCCCGCTGGACCGATCTTACCCTTGTCTACGTTACCCATACCTGAGTGGTAGTCGAGCGCAGCTTTGTTGTAATCGCCCTTACGTGCAGCGACGCGGGACAAATAGTAAGCTTTTCCTAGTGCCTCGTTATAGGCTGGGTCAGTGCGGTAACGCTTCTCATCCCATGGGAGACCTGCAAGCCGTGCTGCTTCTGGTGCAGTGGCGGGCATTAGTTGCGAAGGACCAACAGCACCTGCGGAGCTTACACGCATTTCGCCCTTGGGGCCGAGGCCACCTTCGATACGTTTGATACGGTTCCATGCTTCTTCGTCAGTAAGAGGACCGCCGCCAGCAAACGCAACAATACCACCGCCAGCATACCCACCGTTGTTGGGTTCATCGAACATAGTGTCAGGTAGAGGGAGCGCAGTAAGGCCACCCTCAGCCATACCCATAGGTGCTTCTTCCATCGGCATTTCAGGCGCAGCTTCTGGCATAGGCATTTCAGGCGCAGGCATCTGTGCAGCTTCTGGTGTAGCACCAAGACCAGCCGGGGCACCCGGTGCTGGCATCGGGGAAGGAGCGCCAATCCCACCCATGGGTGCAGGAGGCGCAGGAGGTGCGAATACTTGCTGGGCTACCGTCTGCTGAGGAGCTTGTTCTGCTTGCGCAGCCGACCGCATGCGGTCGATAAACATACCCGCTAATGTGCCAGCTGTGGGGTCAACGACACCCATCTGCATGGCTTCAGCAATCTTCTGCTTGTTACCGCCGTAGTCCTTGGCAATCTGCTCAGGGGACTGGATGTTATATGGTTTCGTTTCCATAACTTATTAAGTCCCCATCTTGTACGTGCTGTACGCACCTAGTCCTGCACCTAGAAGCCGTTCACCTACCGACATCGTTGGCGCGGATGTAGTCTGCGTAGTCTGTGTAGCCTGCGGCACACCGCTCATAAGGCTCATATATTGTTGAAGCCGTTTGTACGGATCATTAGCTTGGGCTTGGAAGTCTGCATAGTCAAGGTCACGCATCTGTTGGTTAAGTGCCTGCTCTTGCGCAGCCGTTGTCTGCTGCAACCCAATACGCTGGGCATCTGCTTGCTGCTGCGCACTGCCGAGGTTACCCAATGTCTGGGCCGACTGGTTGGCCTGTGCCAAACCTGCAAGACCCTGTGTCGCACCAAACTGACGAGACTGCTCAGCCATACGCTGCCTATCGAGGTCAGCCTGTTGGTTAGACTGCAATGCAGCCAGACCCGTCTGGGCACCAAGGCGCTGTGTATCGAGCGCGGCGCTAAGGTTCTGTTGACCTGTGGTTAGTTGCGCCTGCTGGTTAGCCAACGCAGCGCGCATAGCCTGCTCGGAGTTGAGACCTTGTGTTTGCAGCTGCGCCGCCAAATTCTGGACATTAGCCTGTGAAGCGGAGTCGAGGTTAGCCAATGCAGACCGTAACCCAGTCTCAGTACCAAGCTGCTGCGTTTGTAGATTAGCCTGTAGGTTCTGTTGGCCGGTGGTGAGTCCTGCCTGCTGGTTAGCCAGTGCAGCCTGCATGGCCTGCTGGGCGTTCATACCCTGAGCTTGGAATTGCTGAGCCTGATTGTTAACCGCAGCCTGCTGCTCATTCGAGAGGTTAGCCAGTGCAGTCTGTGTACCGATGTTAGCGCCAAGCTCCTGAGTGCTTAGCTGTGAAGCCAAGTTCTGCTGTGCCCGAGTGACATCCACACCTTGGTTAGCAAGCGCAGCGCGCATGGCCTGCTCTTGGTTCATACCCTGTGCTTGGAACTGGGTAGCTTGGTTGTTTACACGTGCCTGCTGTTCGTTCGACAAGTTAGCTAAAGCCGACTGCATGCCTGTGCTTACGCCAAGCTGCTGCTGGCCGAGAGCCGCCTGTAAGTTTTCCCTACCCGCAGTCATGCCCGCTGCGCGGTCACGCTCAAACTGTTGCTGCGCATTCTCGTACGCAGCTTGCTGACCCTGTGCCTGAATTTGCCCAAGCTGGCTACCTAGGTTACGCTCACGCTCCGTACCAGCGAGAAGCTGGCGGGCACCACCATAAGTCCCCTGCCGCACAGCGCCAAGGTTCTGGGCAAGCTGCCCTTTCTGCGCATCGCGGATGGCTTCGCTCTTCTGTACGTCGATGACGTTTTGCGTATACGGCGACATATACTGCTGCGCCTGCACCCCACCGAACTGCTGTGGGGCATCCATACGAAACTGCTCAAGTGGTCCTTGGCCGTACGAGGTTTGAGCGCCTTCCATAGTGGGGGCGTTTATCTGTCCTGCGGATACCTGCTGAGTAGGACCAAACTGGAATGCGTTGAGGTTGGGTTTGTAACCCGTCTGCGCTGCCTGCATATCCTGCGACTGCACATTGTTACCCTGTACATTACCCGGCTGCTGCATCTGGTAGTTATTCAGACTCGGATTATATCCCGTCTGGGCAGTCCCCATCTGGGGCGTACCATATTGCTGAGCCTGCACATTGCCCGGACCAAACATGGAATATTGCTGTAGGTTCGGCTGGCCGATCTGCTGGGAGTTAAACTGGCCTGTGCTGTACTGACCTGCTTGAAGCGCACCGAGACCGGCGGTTGCCGCAAGATTAGACGCCTGACCAAACTGGCCCGGTGTCTGCATCCCTGCGACTTCGCCCTGAAGCTTTTGCTGTTGGGGCGTAAACCCTTCGAGGCGCTCACGGTCGTATATAGGTGTCTGGGCAGTAAGCAGGGACTGGGCACCCTGCATCGCCGTGTTGTAATACGGAAGCTGCGCCGCACCGATATTCGATGTGGTCTGAACGACGTTCTGTGTAGTAGTCTTACCCATGATAAATTATCCTAACCCACGGGCTAGCTTGGTATCGTGACCACGCCCTGCCTTCTTACGTGCCTTGTGCGCCTTGTCCATAAGCGCGTATAGCTTATCTGCACCCCGTTGAGGGTTACCTTTACCAATGCGGCGAACCACATTCGCAGGCATAATTACTTCATCGCGGGCGACACGGGCAGGCTGGTCCTTACCGATACGGGCAGGTACACTATCACTAACCCCATCACCCGGACCTTGCACTGGCTGGCCACCCATACGACGAAGAGCTTCCATACCAGCGTTGCTGCTACCGTTACCGATTTCGGATACCGTGCGGGCGTCAAGCACAAAGGCTCCATCGGCCAACTGGACCTCACCGCCACGAGCGTAGCCGGAGTCTTCTTCGTTAGGGTCAATACCGCCCTGATATGTAACCGGTACAAAGTTGTACATCGGTTGGCCCTTCTTGGCTTTCGGGTTCAACACTGGCTGCATGATTTGCGTTCCACGGACCGTATGGGAACCCGGCTGTACTACCTGACCCATAGTGTTATATGTTTCAGGCATGTCGATAGCAAAGTGGCGGCGCTGCTTAGATGACAGAGGACCCTCTGGGTCTTTGATCTGCTGCCTGTCCTGCGCGTAATATGGTCCTTGATATGAGTTATCAATCTGACCATCTGGCCCTGCTGTGCCGCCCCTACCAACGGAGGATAGAGCGCCACCGATACCACTCACAGCCCCTTGAGCAGCCATCATAGGTGCCATTTTAGAGACAATCCCCGGAGTACCTTCAGGGAGACCGGCGCGTACCGCTTGGCCAAAGCGCGAACCCAAACCACCTGTGAACTGTGCACCGCCACCTTGCATTGCACTTGGTACGAGGCCAGAGGTAGGGGCTGTAACCCCACCGAGGCTTGCCGTAAGTCCGCCCGGTGCCGTTGGTATCGCTGCGCCAGCGGTTACTGTTTGAACCCCACCCGTCATGGCAGCAGGAGGTGCCGCTGTAGTAACAGCAGGCGCTGCGGCGCTAGCAACACCCGGCGCAGCCGCTGCACCTAGACCCATGTTAGCACCAAATAGGCCCGGACTATTACCTAATATACCACCAGCGTTACTGGAGATAGCCCCACCAAGACCAGCCACACCGGCAAGACCCGCACCACCAAAAGCTTGGAGACCGGCCATCAGACCTTTCTTGAGGCTACCTGTCTTAGCGACGGAGCCAGCAGCGACGAGACCAGCAGCAAGAGGGGCACCGACACCAGTAGCCGCTAGGGCTGCACCAAGAATAGTCGGGAGTAGTTTGCCGAGCCAGCCTGCTTCGGGTAGACCTGTTTCTGGATTGATCGTAAGCGAACCACCGTGCGCCATAGCCAGACCCTGAAGGCTGTTAACCTCATTGGGGGTCATGTGGACAAGCATAGTATCTTCGCCACGGCCCTTCGACTGAAGCTGCTGCGCTAATGGGTTAGTATGGATAGGAACACCGCCTCCCATTGTACCACCATATGGTTGCGCTATCTGCTGAGGGTCCATCGTTATTTCCTACCTTGCCGCTACTTCTATAGTGTAAATCTGTTGAGAACTAAAGCCCTTACGCATCATACAACCTTAGACATAAAATCAACCTGCACGATAGCCGAAGGTGTGGCTGGATGCGCAGGAGTTACGCCCGCTGAGTATGTAACCGCTGGGAAATGCTCTATGCTCACACCTGTATTTGTAACATGCCACATAACTTGGACATAGTCATTCGCAGCTAGCTGAACCATGATGGGTGTTGTAGCGATTAAGTGCGATGGGTTGCCTGCGTTTTTACGCGGTGAAAGAGAAAACCGGCTATTAGTATCAGCGATGTCAGCCCCATTCTTGCGTAACCAGATGTCAACATCTTGCACATCGTTGGTCGTGTTTTTGAACTGGATACTAAAATTAACAATATAAATACCCGCAGAGGGTACCGTGAGTCGTGATCCACTGCTGAGCGTGATCCCACCAGTAAAATCTGACTGAGTGTACGTAACCGCGTAAGCTGTATCAATGGCGGCAGCAGTCTGGTCAGCATTACTCTGAAACTGCCCGTACGGTACCGTAATATCTAAACCTGTACCACTAAACGTACCAGTAAACGTACCACCAACAAACTCATCTGCTGTATATTTCTGCGCGTTGTTAGGCGTGCGCGAGTCAAGCTGCGCAAAATAGATTTCAATTACCCGCAGTAGCTGCCGTATATACTGCGCATCATATTCCCTTGGTGGATTAGGGAGCGGAGGAGCGTTGAAGAGGTCGAGAGCCATTAGCGTTTACCATCCGTCCGTGCATCAAGACGCGGTGAACCAAGTTGCCATTGAGTGCCAAGCTTGTCCGAGATAACCTTAAGTGCCATCTGCCGCGCACGTATGCGCATGAAGACCTGCCCTGTGTAGGCACCGACCGAAGTCTGGATTACCTTTGCGGTGTCATCCGTGTTGGTATTGAACGCATTGCCGGGGAAGTTGCGGCTCTTAATCTCCAGCGTGACTTCAGGTGTTGGTGAAGTAGCAGACCCAGAGAAGTCGATGTCAGGGATCATACGCCGTGTAAGCATGAACTGCTCACCGTCCTCAATGTCGAAATCGTTTGACTGGATGTAAGCTGTCATCGGTGCGGCGTCGTCATTGACACCATCTTCGTGGTTGTAAACAAACCCAGAAGTAGCATTCTGCCCTGTAGCTGCCGCCTGCGGGAAGTGGCGCAGCGGTGTGTCAAGCCAAGCCGTACGCTCGATGCTGCCGTAGTACCAGACTTGGTCGAGGTAGTTGTATACTACGTAGGCGTTGTTCCAGTTGGAGTCCGCAGTTGGGTAGAACCACCACACTTCGTTCCATTGCTCATTGGTCCCGCAGATAATCTGGTCGGACTGGTCGAAGTTGATGTTCATGAAGACATGGTTACGCAAGGTGCAGGGTAGCGTCTCGACACGACCGGTGTAGGCGTAGAACTTATCTTGTCCCATCCAGTAGACGATGTTGGCAGCAGTTATCATGCACCGAGGTGAGGCAACCGAGATATTGTCTGCGTATTCCTGAACCCCAAAGACGTCAGTCGTACCAAGGAACTGAAGCGTATAGAGGTTGCTATCAGTCCAAACCAAGATTTCCTGACGAGTTGGCAGTGCACGGACAATACGAGAACCACGGGAAACACGTAGGAAACCAGCGCTATTGGTAACAGTTGGCCCCCACTCACCGGGGCTGTCTTGCGATGCCCAGCGAATAAGAAGCGGATCAAAATCATCTGGGTTTACGCTACCAAAAGGCACAGCGCCAAAAGCTAACAGGTGCTTATCCTGCTGCGAGACTAGAAGCTGCATGACCCTAATCGGGACGTCGTTAGCGCTGTACCCTTGGTTCGTAGCATATGTCTGTAGCGTAATAGCCCGAGTGGCAAGCGCAGTCACAGGGCTAACCGTAGCCCCACGTTCCCAGTAATATGGTGCACCGTTGCGGATGTTGGCCACTAGGTCGTTGTCGAAGTTGTCCATCCACCAGTCACGCTGTGGTAGAATAATCGGGCTGGTAGAGCTAGAACCCCATGCACCGCGACCCCATGCGCCTGTACCCCAACCATAACCCAAGGTCGCGCTGGCATATCCAGTGTCAATCTCAAAGCTAATCGTAATGCCTGAACCGCCGCCACCGGTCACCGTCGAAGTAGCGTTCGTGGATGTCTGGAACGTAAACGAGTTAGTAGGCGTGCCCGCAGTCTTAATAAGTTGCGAAGCATTAATCTCAGCGGCGGGGATACCGCCTACCGCCGTAGCACCAGATATATTGACGTAGTTACCTTCAGAAGCACTGGGGTTTACGGCGAGCGTAACTGTTACGATGTTCGACCCATTCGTAGTATAGATCGAGTTGGTGGTATTAGCCCCAGTGTATGTCGGGTTTAAAGTGCGTAATGGGGTGATGTCGGCAAAGTCACCGCCGGGGCCGTTCTGGATATACAGCTTAACGTTCGTACCCAGCGACAAGAAGTCATCGCTGTATGTGGTTATCCAACTCCACATCTGGCGGCAAGCGCCAAGGAACGACGAGGAAGTGTTTTTAGTCCAGCCACCGATCTTCTCAGGATATCCCGAACGGAACCTAATTTTGTCACAAGCATACCAGCCGCCCTCACCAGAATAGTCGGTCTGGTCGCGGTTTACACCGGGCTTAAACTGGAGCTTGATGAACGGCATTATATGGACTCTAACTCTATGAGTGTCGTTGTAGAAGCGGTAGCACTCAAGCTATCTGTAACGGTGCAGCGGTATGTCCCCGACTTAAATATGTTAGCACCAAGTGTTGTAGTGAATGTAGTTGCCGCCGATGAGGGCGAATTTATTGTAAATGAGTCCCCCGATACGTAAGTCCACGCATATGAGTACCCACCCGCACCGCCTGATGCTGATCCAGTAGAAGTAGACGAGGTTATACTACCGGCACCTACGCGAGTGGTGTACGTACTTGCGGGAGATATAATTATAGATAGAGGGGCGTTGCCAGCGGCCCCTAGTAAAGCCATCTGAATACCGCTCATTAAGTTACTCCTGCACCTGAAATTATAGCTTCGGTTGCGCTGTTGAACCAGATGGTGGCCATACCCCGCGCAGCCAGTGTGCGGTTGCCGGTATTCGCTGTGCCAGCTTGGCGGAGCGTTGCAACACCTGCCGTAATTGTGATTGCCGAGGCACTGTCGTTATAAATCGAAACCGCGTCACCCGCAGCAAACGTGCTGTTCGGGATCGTGATACCAGCCGAGACAGCGATACATTTACCAACGTCTGCTACGACAGCAGTGGTGGTTGTCGTTGAACGTGGGATGTTCCTGTAGCCAATGACTACACTGTCGATGGTTGCGCCTGATGCAACCGAAGTGACTGAGCCGCCAAGAGTAATTGTGCCGGTTGTAGTGATTGTACCGCCCGAAAGGGTAAGTCCGTTAGCCGAACCTGAAGTAGCAACCGAAGTGACCGTACCTACGTTTGATGTGTAGCCGTTGGGGTTAGTCGCTGGATACGCACCGAGCGAAGTGAGAGCACCTGCTGCCGTAGTGGCGTTAGTACCACCGTTGCCGATAGGGAGTGTGCCAGAGACCTGAGAGGTAAGGCTGACACCAGAGAGCGCGCCACCAAGAGTAAGCGTGCCCGACGAAGTAACTGTACCGGTGAGTGTGATACCATTGACTGTGCCTGTGGTAGCAACCGAAGTGACCGTGCCGGTGTTGTTGGTGTATCCAGATGGGTTGGAAGCAGCGTATGCACCTATGGTGTTGTAGCTGATCGTCTGTGCAGCCGAGCCGTTGTAGGTAGTGCCTGAACCCGCGCCTGCGCCACCGTTGTTGAATGTAACCGCGTTGGTGACAGACCCAGCCGTAGTAGCAGACCCAGCCGTAGTAGCTGATGTAGCCGTAGCTGCGTTACCTGTGCAAGAACCAGAGCTACCAGTCGTATTCTGGTTGAGCGTTGGGAATGTGCAGTTCGCTAAGTTACCAGACGAAGGCGTACCAAGTGCGCCGCCGGGTGCGACGAAATCAGTACCTGCGGTAGCGGCAGTAAATGCCGCTGTACCGTTACCCTTTAGGACGCCTGTGAGGGTTGCCGCGCCAGTACCACCGTTGCCGACAGGGAGCGTACCCGATACGTTAGCCGTGAGGCTGCAATAAGCAGTGGCAGTGGACCCAGTACCACCGTTTGCAATAGGTAGTGCAGTGCCAGAATAGGTAACTGCAAGTGTGCCAGAACCCGTGATTGGCGAACCCGCGATGGAAAGAAACCCGGGGACAGACATAGCTACTGAAGTAACAGTACCCGCATTAGTCCAGATAGGTGCAGAGCCAGAACCTTGTGAAGTAAGTACCTGCCCAGACGTACCATAGTTTGCACCACCCAGACCCCATTGTCCAGCCGCTGCGATGCGGAACCGTTCAGTACTAGAAGTAGATATGGCAATCGTATTTGCAGCACCAGCATTGCTGATAGCGCCGCCCCCGCTGTTAAACGTGATGGTAGGCGTTGCGGAAGAAAGCAGAATATTGCCAGCTACGTCTAGCTTTGCGCCGGGAGAACTTGCACCGATCCCGACGTTGCCGCTACTAAGAATACGCACACGCTCTGTAGCCGTGGTTCTGAGGACCATATCCCCCGCACCTTCGACCGAAAGCACCATGCCCCCAGTACCGTTATTGATGACATCCAAACCACCATTAGCGCCAGCGTAGCGCATGAAGCGCGCTTCAAAATCGCTGCCAGTAACACTATGAAAATCAATGTACGCAGGGCCTGAACCGGTACGGTTTCCGCCAATCTCAATGGCGCAGTCGCCTGTACTAACTCCTGTCCCCGTTACAATCTGCCCGCCCGTATTAACGGTACCTGAGAAATTCGCCGCGGTACCTTGCAGTGTCCCTGTTACCGACAGTGCCCCTGCTACCGATAACGACGTAAGGTGGGTGACGACATCAACGACGTTTGTCGCATTATTGAAAACCCATGTAGTCTTACCCGCAGGTATGGCGATACCGGTGCCTGTCGCGTTCTTAACCGTGATCGTGCCGTCAGTACCGTTGTTGACTATATACGCCTTCTCAATCGCAGGGACGATGAGGTTGTAGCCCGCAGTGGCAGTGCCGGTAAGGTTAAGGCGCATGTTACGCGCCGTCTGGGTGGTGTTAGCATCCGTCAACGTAAGTGTGACGTTGGCATTGGAGAAAGGGACATCAGCCGTTCCAGCAATAGCTTCCTCAAGCGCGGTGCCCATGTTGGTGTTGGTGACGTTGCCCCAAGTGGCGCTGTTCTCGCCTGTGGCCATCAACTGGATTTTAAGGTTGCTGTATGTACTTGCCATCTTCGTTCCTTACGTCGGTATCTGAGTCCAGACTACAGTATTTCCATCGTTAACCTGTACCCATGTTACTGCTTGGGCGTCATCAACTGCCTGCCAGCTAGGTGTCTGAGTATCATTTATAGCAGACCAAGTTACACTTTGCGAGTCATTTACATCTTGCCAATTAGCTGTCTGGTTATCATTAATCTCGCCCCAGACAAGTGCATAACCGACAATACCAGTAGCTGAAACTCCGGTGGGGAATACCGTAGCGCCAAGTCTTACGCTAGTAGTACCTATAAATCCAGTGGCCGAAACACCAGTGGCAAGCACAACCTTAGGTAGTGAAACAGCTACAGTGCCTATGGCTCCAGAAGCAGAGACGCCCGTTAATATTACGCTACCCTTGGCAGCAACTGTGGCCGTTCCAATAACTCCGGTAGCCGAAACACCTGTGAGGGTGGTGTTAGCTTTAGCCTCTACAGTAGCCGTACCAAGGGCCGACGCACCTGTGACCCCAGCCGGAACTACGTTGGCTCGGGCAGATACGGTAGCTGTGCCGATAGCCCCAGTGGCTGAAACACCGGTTACAGAGAAGTTAGCTTTGCCGGATACGGTAGCAGTGCCTATAACCCCAGAAGCCGAAACGCCCGTGAGAGTTACGTTGGCTTTGCTGGATGTCGTGACTGTACCAATAGCTCCAGTAGCCGAGACGCCTGTAGGAGTTACGTTGGCTTTGCCGGTCTCGGTTGTATCCCCGATAGCCCCAGTAGCCGAAACGCCGGTAAGTGTTGTGTTAGCTTTAGCAGCTACAGTAGCCGTGCCGATAGCCCCAGTAGCCGAGACACCAGTAAGCGTAGTGTTAGCCTTGGCGGATACCGTAGCTGTACCGATAGACCCGGTCGCTGATACGCCGGTTACGGAGAAGTTAGATTTAGCAGATACAGTGGCCGTGCCGATTGCAGCAGCGCCTGTTACCCCCGTAAGCGTAGTGTTAGCCTTGGCAGCTACGGTAACTGTACCAATAGACCCAGTAGCCGAGACACCAGTTACAGCGAAGTTAGACTTGGCAGATACAGTGACTGTACCGACAGCGGCGGAAGCTACTACACCATTGACGTTAGTATTCTGCCGACCGACGACCATGACGACGCCGATGGACCCAGATGCCGATACTCCGGTGACAATTACGGGGGTGACCGTCCCAGCGGTAACTGTACCGACGGCAGCTGCGCCTGTTACCCCAGTTAGAAATACGTTGGCTTTGGCAACGACTGTTTCTACCCCGATGGATATCGTGGCCGAGACGCCTGTAACCGCCGTGCTGGATTTAGCAGATACCGTAGCTGTGCCGATAGACCCAGTGGCTGAGACGCCCGTGAGTGTTACGTTAGCTTTGCCAGTCTCAGTTGTGTCGCCGATAGACCCAGTAGCAGAGACGCCTGTGAGAGTGGTGTTAGCCTTGGCAGCTACAGTAGCTGTGCCGATTGAGCCAGTGGCCGATACACCAGTAAGCGTGGTGTTAGCTTTAGCAGCTACGGTAGCCGTGCCAATAGACCCAGTGGCCGAAACACCGGTAAGTGTGGTGTTAGCTTTGGCAGCAACTGTGGCTGTACCCACAACGCCAGAAGCAGAGACGCCTGTAAGCGTTACGTTGGCTTTGCCGGTTTCGGTTGTGTCCCCGACAGCGGTAGCGCCGGTAACACCTGTGAGTGCTACGTTGGCTTTGGCAACAACTGTAACGGTGCCGACTGAACCAGTAGCTGAGACACCGGTAACCGCTACGGACGAATTAGATACAATCGCGGCAAAGGGTGTAGTCGCAAAGGGGGTAAAACCAAACATGTGTAAGCCCCCCTCTTCCGGTTAGGTTATTCTACAGTTATCGCATCGATCCATGCCTTAACCGTCAAGCGATGTTTTACACTACAATCCGTGTATTTTGCAATGATATCAGCTTCCCAGAGTGCGCGCTCAGGGTCAATCATCTCCAGTGGTGGGTTCTGAAGTGTTGGACACTTCGATGTTAGGTTTGCCGGTGGCAGCGGCATTGGCGTCACGGACACTGCTTTCGAGCAGCCTGCGCAGAGCATCAGGAGCAGCACAATCAACAGGAACGGCAGGAGTCGTTTTGTATATTTCACGAATGGTGTTGGTTCGTTCGGTTGCCACGACATTGGCCTGATCTCGTTCGGCTTCATAGGTTTGCGAAACATTATCTACTACCTCTTGCTTTTTAACCCGTAGCTTCTCAGCCTTCTCTAGCGCCTTTGCATATGCTGCATCGCACTGCCAATCACGGACTTTGTAGCCAGAGGCTACACCGATAATAAGCGCACCGCCCAGCGCATAAAGCATTACTGGGTTAGGCATCATAACCATGTCGCATACTTCCTTGTCTTGGCTTTGCGGTCGTCAAGGCCATGTGTACCACCGTTGATCCGTTTTGTCAGCGCGAGGATTGCAGCATCGCCTGTACCTTGGTCGCAGATACCCCATAGCTTATTGCGGTCGAAGAACCACAGTGCGCTCTCAAAACAGAGTTCGCCAGCCACAAGGTCTGGGTTATCCATTACTTCGGGTCGTCCGATGTAGGTTGCGAAAGCTTGGTAATTTGCTTTGCCAGTAAGTTGGAGAGCGCCACGTCCACGGAACTTCCAACCATCCCCAGACGCTTCATCACCATTACCCATGCGGTTTGCATATACCCGATTAGCAATCTTTTTTGGCTGGCGTTCATACGCTTTAGCCATTGCATCAGTAGGGAAGTACTTACCGAAAATACCGCGTAGACCTTTTGCGCCATAATTTAAATTCTCCGAGAACGCCTTGAAGCCACCGCTTTCGTGCGCCGTTTGAGCAAAGAAATGTGCAGCCCGATCAGGTGATAGCTTATAAAAAGCCGCAGCCGTCTTAAATGTACCCGGACCAAACGCGCCATCAGCGGCTACCCCAATCTTTTTCTGAAGTTCAATCATGCTCATTTGCCAGCACTCCGCCAATCAGGAAAGTCATTCTCGTCAACCACGCCGTCGCCGTTTGCGTCATAGCGCAGGTCGTTGCGGTACTTCTCCCACGGCTCCATGTCGTCATCATCGTCCTCTTCAGGTGTGTCGATAAACACGGTGCCCTGCGGATCGTCGTATGGCTTAGGTGGTGCAGCTTGCATTTCTGGTGTTAGTTCGAGCGGCGCTTCTGGCTCTGGCGCAGGCTCCGGTTCTTTATTCCGTGCATTAGCGTTAAGGCTTAGACCACCAAGCAAGCCGACGAATGCGCCAATCACCATGTTAAAGGCAGGGCCGACGATCTCGAACACCTTGTCGCTGTCTACTACGTTATTAGGCGCAAACAGACCGATGACCAAAGCAGCTACGACGACAAGCACAACGCAAGCTAACGTCACAACAGCAGTGCGGATGGTGAACTCAACGGTATCTTCGATCCCATCCTTCTTACTTTCAAAACTATTCAGGAAGCTCATCTTCTTCTCCTTCTTTCAGTTTCTTGGACGGCATCTCACCGCTACCCTGTCCAGCCATAAGTCCTGCTAGTGCCCCAACGATAAATGTCGCAATCGGGTTAATCAGCTTAAAAAACTCTGCGTCATTTGGTGCCTGCCCATCCATCGGCTGCGACACGAATACGAGCGAATACAGAACAGTCGCCACGATGAACGTCAACGTCAAGGACAGCACAACGCCGACGATGAAGCGTAGGAGTTCTTCCGGCGACCATTCCCTAGTGGGCTTCATGCTCTTCGTCCGTTGTTATCAGGTACTCCGTGCAGTACCCAGACGCCACGCACTTAGGCTTTTTGCACTCTTCGACATTCCAGTTATCTGGGTCTTGGCAATCATAACGGAAGCGGTCTTGGCAACCTGTGAGGACTACCAAGACCAATAGTAGACTAGCTACCCGCACGGTTTAGTCCTGCTCGACCGCAGCTTCTTGTGCTGGTACTTGCGCTTCAGCCTGCTGCTTGATTTTCATAAGAAGAGGGAATGCACCGGAAGACGTCGGCAGATTGCCAAGCGTCTGGAGGACGGCGTTAACTTCTTCGATGTTAAGTGTAAGGTTGAGTTCCATTATGCGCTCCAAGGTAGTGGTGGTGTTACCACGGGTGGATCAATCTGGTCAGCAATCTGCTGAGCTACGTTTGCTTCGTAGGCTGCTACTTGTTCAGCACCCATAGCGTCTTGTACCCAGCCGACTACCTGCGCCAACGTCAAGTCTTCGTAAGGGGTGAATGGTTCAGCAGGGTCAACGGTAACGCCTTGCGTCCCATATACGCCACCTGCGTATGTTCCGTCCGTGCCGGTCAACGTCCAGTGGACATTGAAGACTACATCGGTTTCGCCGTCTTCTTCTGGATAGGCATCCATCTGAACTACGTTCCATGTGTTTGTGATTGGCATTATGTTACTCCTGCGCCTGAGATTACCCACACTGTTGAGGTTACTTTAAGGCATGTAGCGACACCATACTGGGCCAGTGTGCGAGACCCCGTAGTGGCGGTTCCAGCTAATCGTAGCGTATCGGTTGTGATACTGATCGTCTGGTTGCTACCGCTATTGTTGAATATAGATATCGCAGACCCGATTGGGAATGCCACACTGCCGTTTGCTGGGATCACAACACCGCCTGTAGTGATGCTGATGTGCTTACCCATGTCGGTGAGCGCAAGCGTGTATGAGGATGTCTGGCTGTTCTGTGGCAGACCTTTGTAGCCCACGGCGTCAGCGAGTGCGGAGGATGTGATAGCGCCTGTGCTAGCAATACGAAACTTCTCACTACCGCCGGGTGTGAACGCCAGATAGCCGGGGCCACCAAACAGCATACCTGCGACACCCGACGAAGTGGTCGAGCTTGCGGTCTGGTCGAGTTTGAAGTTCCAGACACTGAAGTCCGTGAAGTAATTACCATCATTAGGCAATGTAAACGCCAACATAGTCTGTAAGCTGTAGTCGCCAAAGGACGCAATGTTAAGGGCTGCTACAGGCCAGTCCTGTGCTTCGGTCGGGGATGCGGGCGTGCCATTGAAGTTACGGAACCATGAGGGGTTACCCTTGACCTCAAACCTATATGTGGGTGAACTCGTACCAATCCCGACGTTGCCGCTGCTGTCTATACGGACACGCTCAGAGCCGCCAGTATAGAACTGGTGGTTAGATGGTTGGATGTCGTACAGAAGCTGTGCTGTGCCACTACCCGTCGTCTGGTAGAAACGGAAGCTGTCACTTGCGGAGCTATAGAGGTTATAGAAATCTGTCTCACCAAAACCACCTGTGAAGTTCCACTGCGCCTTAAAGCCGACAGGGCCAGTTGGTGGGTGTGTCTGCCTGTTCTCTGATCCAGCGATAAGACCGCCGTTGACTTCGAGAGTGGTAGAAGGTGTGGTCGTAGCAATACCAACAAGCCCACTGCCGCTTATCCGCATGCGCTCCGCGTTACTTGTCCCGAAAATAAGGGGTAAATTCTGTACGCTGATTAGGTTTGTGTCACTCGCAGACGCATAGATGTTCGCGTAAAGCGTCCCAGCTACAGATAGGCGCAAGTCCGCTGCGCCAGAAGCCTTGCTAAGCTCAAGCCGCGCACCGGGCGAACTCGTGCCGATCCCGACGTCACCCGTGCTGGTGATGCGCATGCGCTCGTTCGCACCGTTGGTGAAGAACGTCAACGTGTTTCCACGCATCCGCATTTCACGTTCGCTAACACCAGTCTGAACAGCCCCGATGATGCCTACGTTATTACCGGTATCGTATGAAATACTAACACCAGACGCAGTTCCATCACTAGGGTCGTAAGAGCCACTGGTAAATAATCCACGGCCAGCAACGTTCAACCGAGTGCTAGCTCCGGGCGAAGCCACACCAATCCCGACGTTGCCGCCAAGAGGTTGAAGTATAAGGTTGTATGTAGCCGTTGTAGGGTTTGAGAATGATGATTGTATCCATTGAGCGAAGCCTTGCCCGCTCGGATACTGACCTATAGTAAGGTAGTTACCACCGTTACCGCTCATAGCTGTGTGGGCGGTGGACAAAATATCCGTAGCAGACGGAGCCACCGCCGACACGTTCGCGCCTAACCGGGTTTGACCCACATTCTCAAACTGCGAACCGGGGGAACTCGTACCAACGCCCACAAAACCCGCGCTGGTGATGCGCATGCGCTCGGTAGGACTAGACGGACCACCGCCCGTAGCAAAAGCGAGAGTGTTTCCGGCGGGGCCGTAAACCATGCCACCGCCGTTGTTGAACTCGATGTTCGGAGACGCTGCCGAAAGCCGTATATTCCCTGAAACGTCTAGCTTTGCGCCGGGGCTTGCTGTTCCGATACCGACGTTGCCGCTGCTGTCGATACGCATGCGTTCTGTCCAAGTGGCACTATCTGACCGGTTGCCAAAAACCAAATGGACGCCCGTGCTATCAATCGAAGATATTTTCCAACCGTAGCCATTAGAGAATGTCGATGTTAGAAATTCAAGGCCACCACCAGCATTAAGGCTGGCTGGACCAGCAGCAATCTGTATTGTCCCCTTATTGGTCGCTTGAGCGCCGTAGCTTGCGCCGGACTGAACGATTGCCAGAGGAGCGAGTGGCGCACTCGTGCCGATCCCGACGTCGCCACCGCTGGTGATGCGCATTTTTTCAGTGTTGTTTGTGAACAACCGCATGTTGTTTGCGGTAGTATTGGCTATCACTAAATCGCCTGAGTGCTGGATGTAAGAGCCAGCAGCACCCGCTACTTTAAGCCCTAGTACAGCCGCCGCAGCGCCGTTTATCTCAAGGCTTGGGTTGCTGGCATAACCGTATAGGCTGGCTGTGGTGTTGATGAGAACGTCACCTAAACTGGTGATACGCATACGTTCGTTCCAACCAGCACCGGCAAGATTGGTCCAAATCTGGAAGATATCAGAACCCTGAAGTATGACGCCACTTGCGTCTGTGGCATTGCCAAACTGAATGGACGGGGCTTGTGCGAGTGCCGCGCTGCTCGTTCCTGTGCGTCCGATATACAAATCTGCGGTTACGTCAGCAAATGTGCTTCCGTTGAGCTGTATTTTCCGTTGGGTCGCGCCACCAACAATATCCAACCTACTACCAACGGTAGCTGTCCCGATACCGACGTTACCCGTGCTGGTGATACGCATGCGTTCTGAGCCTGCGGTACCAAAGGTAAGTGCTGACGACGTCAAACCCATCGTGGCGGCGGAGACACCGTTCCGACCAAACTCCAAAATAGTGCCATCGTTAGTATTGCGGTTAAGGAATAGCGCTGTCGTGCCCGGAGCGGAAAACGCGGAGAAACCACTGGGTATGAACTGCGCGCCATCCGTACCGACACTCGCGGCTGTTTTACCTACAAATACCTCACCTACACTGGTGATGCGCATCTTCTCGGTTATTGCGGAAGACGTTCGGGTATAGAGAGACAGGAACCCTGAAGTGCTGCTCGTATCTGCGGTAGGCGCGGCATACACAGCACCCATGACCTGCACCGTGCCAGACTCGACTTTACCTAAGTTAAGGATTGCCGCCGCAGTATTACCCGCGCCATATGCAACGGTGTTAAGAAGATACGAGTTAATCGAGGTAGCATTAGAAGCCCGTACATCTAGGATACCAGCTGGCGCAGTAGGACCAATCCCGACGTTACCGGTATTAGTTATAACGAGAGACGGTATTAAGTTAGTACCTGTAAAAGAACCGGAAGTTACGTTTACAAACCCAAACTCTTTGTAGCCGACAGCCGGAGCATAGGCTTCGTAGTACGGCCTATACGCTTGTGTTGACTCGACAGTACCTGCACGTTCGCCTGTCCACACTAAATTTTCACCGTGGAGTATCCACGGGCTGTTAGTCGCAGCAGCAAAATCATTCTGTACAGCCCTGATACCGCCGTTGAGCCGCTGTAGTTTGAAGTTGTAGTTACTGACGCCATCTCCACCAATTAACGTGTCACCTTGCACCTGTAATTTTGCACCGGGCGCAGTTAGGCCAATCCCGACATCACCTGTAGCGGTGATGCGCATGCGTTCT